TAGACTCTGCACAAGAGAGTCATGCATCTATTTCTTTATCAAGCCAACAGGCATTCGCCCACTACTACGAGTCCATATTCGTACACCTATCGCACAAACAGGAGTCGATATAAACAAGGAACTATCCGAGGTGACTTTGATCTTGAATTGTTGAAAAGAGGTATCAAGGGTCGATATAAGATCCTGCCACATGGTGAGCATGAGTTCCAGAAAGCTCTTGTAAAGTTAGAGCTGCAGGAAGAATTCTATGGTCATGTGATTCAAATTGAGGAAGCCAGTAACGCAGTCTGGTTTAAACTCAATTATGATCGCATCGGTAAGAATGTAACCAAATACATTGGTTCATGGAGAGATCTTGATCCCAAGGCAATTGAGCCTTATGTCGAGGAATATAATACCTTGGTGTTGAGAAGAAGGACTAATCAGTCCAGGATCTCATCTCTCAACGCTCATATGTATGCGCTGACACAGTTCAATAGTCGTCTTGGTAATGATCATAGTGAGTTTGAGCCACTTTGTGAATCCAACCGTCAGGGGATCGCATTGGCTAACGGCTATGTCAAAAGCCTATCAAAAGAAGTCGAGACAATCACCAGAAAAACCATTCAGATTCAACAGAATGTCAAGGACTATATCAAAGAGAGAAAGTTCTAAAAACAGGTTGACTAATCACCTGTTTCTGCTAATTGGAAGCATAGGCAGAAACAGGAGATCGAATATGCTTCCAACCATGGACCAGTTCAAAGCTCATGTGGAACAAACCACGGCTGAACAGGTCGAGTGGATGAAGTCAGAATTCCATCTTCCCTCTATTCCGCTTTTCATCAAAATTGCTGACGTTCCCACTGGTCCGGTGGGCCAGGCCCGTCGACTGGTAAAGTCCGGTGAGTTCGCAGGCTTCAGAATTCTGATTCAGTCCTATCACTATCTCCGCGAGGAGATCCAGGCGTTTGTTGAGTATGCTAGTTACAATGATTTGCCTGAGATTGGCGGGTTTGAAACCAACGATTGGCGAATCGCGGTAGAAAGCATCGTGGCCCATGAGCTTTCACACATTACTCAGTTTGCTCTCAAGGATGCAGGCAGTCGTCATCCGCTCTTCATCGATCGAGGTGACCGCTCCTTGTTTTTTGAAGGCCTTGGTCGGTATGAATCTGGCCATGGTGACTTTTTCCGGAAAATTTATCGTCGATTCCGTCGCCAGTTTATCAACCATCGAGTTCCCGCTTCGGCCTTTACCAATCCAAAGAAGGAGTTTGTTGAAGGTGACCTCTTTGAAACGCGCATGAAGGTAAAAACCGGTCAGCATCCACTGGTTGGTATCAAGTTTGATTTCAAAGGTCAGCAGTTTGAGATTGCTGGTCTGAACCCCCGCAATGCGAGGCTATATGGCTATATGGTCAAGAATAGCAATGGAACGCTTCTTCGCTGTAAGCTGAGCTTTCTGTTCAACTATAGCCCAGAAGTTCGTAGCATTGTGTCTCAGAGTCGTGAGCTTCTCGAAGAGTTTAAGAAGCTGGAGGAGGCGCAGCACAAAAAGAAAGTGGCCAATGCCAAGAGTAGCCTGACCAAGAAGATCCGTTCCAATTATCGTCGAATGGCTGCGACGAGCTGTGTCTGAGAAATCTTGACCTAAACCAAAAAGAGCATAGCATAGCGGTAATAGAGGAGGTCCCAATGTCGAATGTGGTAATTGGATTAGCAGCTCTTGCTCTCGGTGCTCAGACTCTTCCTATCGCATATGCTGAAGACTTGGCGCCCGGTATGGAGATCAACATCTCACATGGGACCTATATTTGTGAGGTGGTCAATTCGCAAGGCATTATGGATCGACTCATCAATATTGCCGACGCAAACACTCGTCACAAAACCGCATCTGCCCTGGGTTGTAGGTTTGTCCTGTCGGACAACGATCAGATTTTCAAAATCAAAAATGTAGTGAAGTCAGTTTGCCTGGATCGAGAAATTCATCCTGGTGGGATGATGTTGCCTGATGGGTCTGTTTATGAAGGTAATATTATCTCTTGCGGTCGGGAAGGCCATGAGGTTGTGATCAATCGGAACGCAGGATTTGAACAGCGCGTTATCGTGCTGTCCCTTGACATAGATTACGACTGATCGCTCGTATAGCACGACTGATCGACGATATTCATTATTTTTGCCACAGACCGTCATTCTCATACACTTATATTATGAGAGCTCAAGAAGTTCTCGTAATGAGGAAGAGAATATGGCCGATATTAAATTACACCATGGGCATCTGACCGCTAGCCTACTGTGGAACTTCTATGTTACACCAAAGGAATTGCTTCTAATCCTAAAAGGCCTAGGTGATCGCCTCGAGGATGCAGATCTTGCTGAAGCAGAGGCATTAGGCGATCGGCTTAGTCGAGAGCGAATTAACCAAACTAGAAACATTCTAGGGTCCATTGACAAGCTCGAGAAGAATCTTGACGCAAAGGCTACCTCTAAAGCATAGTGGTGGCATGAAAATTGGTTTCTCTTTTGGTCGATGCGTTCGCGATATGGTGAACGGCACCGTGGATTTCGAGGATGTTTATCTGGTAGTGGCCCAGACTGCCATTTATGATTCCAGTCAAATAGAAGACGTAGTGGACGAATATCTTTATCGTTCAGACTATCTGATGGGTATGGATCCTGGTTTATGTTATGACATGGCTATCAAACTCTATCTGAGTGGGAAATTGATTCAACCAAGAATCAATGGACACCGTGCTCGCTTTATTACTGAAAGCGCAGTGTGGATGGACTTGATGCCATGTATCATGGGAGAAGAAGCCCAGACTGAACAGGTAGTTCAAGCCTGGAAACAATACCAGCTGGCGTTGAAGATGACAAGTCTCAAGAAGTATCCCAGTAAGGATGAGGTAAAGAAGATCTTGGGTGACATCTGATATCATAAATATCGGATGAGCTCACATAGAGAACCACCCAAGCCACCACATTATCATAACCCACTTCCTGGTCAATGTCGTTGGTGCGGTCAGTTGATCTTCAAGACAGACGGTATAACGCTGAATAAAAGGGCCAATTGGCACCCCTCATGCGTCAAAGAATATAAGCTGCTTCACTGGCCGGCAGTGACTCGCAAAGCTGTTTATAGACGAGATAAGGGCATCTGTAAGGAGTGTGGACATCAGTGTTCCCGTAAAGGCAAGGACGTCTGGCATTTGGATCACAAAAAGCCTCTTATAGAGAGCAATGGTGATTTAGAATATTGGAAGTTGCCTAATCTTCAGACACTTTGTCAGCCATGTCACTACAAGAAGACCGGCGCAGAAGCAACGGCTAGGGCAGAAGCAAGACGATTGGCAAAGCTTAACGAGGACGACGGCGAATCTTCTTGACGTCACTTGCTATGCTAGACACTAGATCGGCTGGAGCATTCTCTGGAGCCTGGGTTTCTTCCGTGTAACCCATCATGCCAAGAAACCCAGGATCGAGGTCTTTCCACCAATTCTCGGGTAGGAATTCTCGAATACGCATATGCTTATTTATATATGTGGAGAACCACTATGTGGGAAATGGTTACTGACATTGTATCAGTCTTGGTGCTAGTAGTCATTTATTGTATCTATCATAGGAATGAACTTTATGGCGGAATTGACGATTCACAAGCATGATGGCAAGACAGACACCAAGGGTCTTGCCATGTTGATTCGTGATATCACAAATTGCGATATCAGGGAAGCCAAGAAGATCATTCAGCATTGTAAGGATGGTGGTCGAGCAACGATCCAAGTCCCCTTTGCTCAGAGGCTCGCGGTAGCCGCTAAGTTTCACGAAAAAGGGTTCACGACCTCTTGAAGCTTTTCTTTCTGATTACATTTTCGTTAAAATAGATTTTTGTGTTCCTAGTCAGCTAATTAGGTTACATGGAACCCAAAGTCTACAAAAGCATCTGGATCTCTGATCTACACCTTGGAACCAAGGGCGCAAGTGCGAGAGAGCTATTAGCATTTCTCCGCAACACCGAGTCTGAGAATCTCTTTTTGGTTGGCGACATAATCGATATGTGGCAGCTGAGCAAAAAGTGGTATTGGCCTAAAGTTCATAATGAAGTGGTCCAGAAGATCCTGCGTAAGAGTCGAAAAGGCACTCGCGTGATCTATATTCCTGGCAACCATGATGAAACGGTTCGAGACTATCTTCCATTGATGCTTGGTGATGTAGAAGTAGTTCAAGAATATGATTACATCACAGCATCGGGCAAACGAATGCTGGTTACTCACGGTGATTTGTATGATATCATCACCACTTACCACAAGTGGTTAGCAAGACTGGGTGACTGGGGATATGTAACTCTCATTGAAATCAATCGTTATCTGAATTGGTTTCGTCGCAAGTTCAAAATGGGCTATTGGAGCCTGAGTCGATATGTAAAGACCAAAGTCAAGAACGCTGCCAGCTTTATTGGTAAGTTTGAAGAGAGTCTTGCTGAGGCTTGTAGGATTAGAAATTACGACGGCATTATTGCTGGCCATATTCATCATGCAGAAATCAGGATGATTGACGGCATTCTTTATATGAATGACGGTGATTTTGTGGAGAGCCGAACCGCGCTAGCAGAGCACCATGATGGACGCTTTGTTCTTCTCGAATGGAGAGAAGGGCAACTATTGGAACTAGCAACCTGGGAGCCTGGACTTGAAACGGCTCATATTTATGAGCAACCGATCGTGCTCTTGGAGGACAAACTATGAAGAAGAAGAAGAAGATTCTTATTGTAACTGACGCCTGGGAACCGCAAATCAATGGAGTTGTGACAACTCTGAAAAACACGGTCTTGGAACTCAAGAATCAGGGCTATAGGGTCAAAGTTGTCCATCCTGGTCTTTTTAGAAATATGCCTTGCCCCGGCTATTCCGAAATTCGCCTAGCCCTCTTTCCATCGGCGGTTCTTGAAAGTTATCTAGCTGCTGAAAATCCCGATATGGTACACATTGCCACAGAAGGTCCGCTTGGGTTGGCAATGAGAAAGATTCTCAGGCGTCGAGGTGAAAAATGGTCGTCAAGCTTTCATACCAAATTTGCTGAGTATATTGAAGCTCGCGTTGGGTTTGGTAAAAAGCTAGCCTGGCGTTGGCTGCGTCATGTGTATCGTGACGATGCCTTTATTCTAGTCACCACCAAATCCATGAAAGAAGAAATGATCTCTCATGGCTTCCCTGAAAACAAACTGATCGTTTGGGGTCGAGGTGTTGACACCAAGATATTCTATCCTCGAGAGCGGTCGCCTCTTGAATCCGAGGATATGCCTCGTCCATTCTATCTCAATGTAGGACGTGTCAGTGTTGAGAAAAATCTTGAGGCGTTCTATGACCTCAAGATGCCTGGCACCAAGATCCAAATTGGAAGCGGCCCAATGCTTGAAACCTACAAGGCCAAATATCCTGACGTGATCTTTTTGGGATCAAAGCAAGGAGAAGAGCTGGCCAGGTGGTATAGCTATGCTGATGTGTTTGTTTTCCCCAGCAAGTCAGACACTTTTGGTCTGGTAATGATTGAGGCTATGAAATGCGGCACGCCGGTCGCTGCCTATCCAGTTACTGGTCCCAAGGACATCATTGAGAGTTGCTTCAACGGCTATATGAATGATGACCTGGCTATGGCTATCAATGTATGTTCGGTTATTCCTCGCTGGGACGTTGTGGCTCATAGTGAGAAGTTTACATGGGAAAACGCTACCCAGCAGTTTATCAAGGCGCTAGTACCCAGAAAGTAGTTTTTGGTGCGTTTGATTCCAGAAATAATTAACCAAGTATAAATAGATTTGTAGAAACTGAAAAAAGTTATTGCCCAAGGCTAGAAACTTTCGTATAGTGAGGACATAGGGCAGCAGGAACACAATAGCAGACCTAGCTACCCTAGCTATAGGCACCGAGCGAGAAGCGAGGTTATACCCGGAGGGTCGGGAAGACTATAGCAACCACGGGGGATTAGCTCATCCGGGAGAGCGACGCCTTTGCAAGGCGTAGGTGATCGGTTCGAGTCCGATATTCTCCACTAAGGTTGCGGGGTTGGAAATTTATTTCCAACTGCTCGTAACAAAATGCCGAGGCGTTTGTTTTGTCCTCGGTAGCAGCGCAGAAAACTTTTTCTGCCTTGCGGTAATTTTGTGCTTGACGTATGATTCGTTCAGTATAAATAGAAACACAGATGCCAATCCGGGCATCACAGAATTTGAGGTAATTGATTTCTATGTCGCATATTGGAACCCATATGGAATGCGGAAAGGCCGGCTTGAAAGCCGCGTTGTTTACCGCCTCCGCTATGGGCGCCGAATGGCAGCGTAGCGAACAAATTACCCGCCCAGCTGGGATCCTCGTCGGCTATAATAAGCCTGCGAATCTTGATACGGCCGGGGCCAGTTTCCAGGAGGGACACGGAGGATAACTCCAAAAAGTCCATCCCATAAAAGGAAACAAGGCCCCGGTAGGAAACTACCGGGGCTTTCCTTTTAACCGCCCGATGCTAACGCAGAAGGCACAAACAAAAAAGTTTAGCAGCAACGAAAAAGTTGTTGACACAGCAAAAAGAAGCTGCTAGACTCAAAAACGGAGTTGATGTCCACAAGACACAGCGACGTAGCACCAAGGAACGAAAGTTTCTTAGTGTGGTATAGATCGACTTTTCAAGGAAAATGCCTAGTGCGATTTCCCTGAATTGTCAAGTGGCATATGCGGAACGAGACTGCGGGATAGCCACTTTAAATAAACCCAAATGGGCGGGCCAAGGATGAAACCACGGAGAGAACGTGGGAGTAAAAATTGGACGGTGTAGTGATGCGCCGTTCTTTAGGCACAGGGGAAAGGAGCAATCCTTCCTCATGCGGATCACCCAGAAGTGCCTGGGAACATATTTCGCATATCACAAACAAAAGGCCAAATCATCGGGGTATAGCGCAGCCTGGTAGCGCGTTCGTCTGGGGGACGAGAGGTCGCAGGTTCGAATCCTGCTATCCCGACCAAATTAGCTGGAATGTCCTGTAATTCAGCCTAATGAGGACAAACCCGATAGGGCGGGCAATCCCTAGCTTTGGGGCATCTAGTGGGTCTAGACGCTGCGCTTGCACCGCGGTAGGAAGAGTTCGATTCTCTTATGTTCCACCAATAAACCTCCAAGGTTTATTCATTCCCAATGGTCCCTGTCGGTAGGGGAGCGACGCTGTTAACGTCGATGCTGTAGGTTCGAGTCCTACATTGGGAGCCAGTTATTGACCGAAATGTCGGTAAACTACCATCTAGGTGTGGCCTAATCTGGTAAGGCACTTGCTTCGGGAGCAAGGGATTGGAGGTTCGAATCCTCTCACCTAGACCAACGGGCCGATTGATTAGGGTTATCGCTATTGGAAAGCCCTGTTTGGAGGTTCAAGTCCTCCTCCCCCGACCAACTGACGGGGGATAGGCAAATTGGTAAAGCCGGGAAAAACATCCTACTCACCACTTGCCCGTTGACCATGGACCGGTTGAGCAATTGGTTGGCTCACCGCACTCTTAATGCGACGGACGAAAGTCCCTTGTGGGTTCGAACCCCACCCGGTCCTCCATGGCCCCATCTTCTATTGGTAAGCTACTGCCCTCTCAAGGCGGTGAAACGGGTTCGATCCCCGTTGGGGCTACCAGAATTTATCTCTTATTGCCCATTCCTCTAACGGTAAGAGACCCGGCTGTTAAATACTCATATGAGTAAGTCCAGGTTCGACTACCAAGCAATCCAAGCCTACTATGATTCGGATCATACTAGGGAGGAATGTTGCAATGAGTTTGGTATAAGTCCCTCAGGTTTTGATCGCGCTGTTCGTTTAGGTTTGATAAAAACACGAACGATATCAGAGGCGATGAAAATTAGTCGCAGGTTGAAGCCTACAACTGTCTCTCCTGAGACCCGGCGAAAGCTCAGAGAGCACATGCTACGACGTTTGGATGAAGGCACATATCCTACACTTGGTAGATCCAACCGGATCATAGGCCAGCCCTCATATCCTGAAAAGTTTTTCGCCGGAATAATTGAGCGAGAATTTGAAGATAAGCAAGTAGTTAAGGAGATGCCGTTTGGTAGCTTCTCACTAGACTTTGCTTGGCCGCACTTGAAGAAGTGCATCGAAATAGACGGTGAACAACACTACGCTAGCCAAGAAGCAATTGATAGAGATGCCCGCAAGGATGCCTTTATTGACGCTCAGGGTTGGAAAGTGTTAAGGATTCGCTGGAAGGAAATGTTTGCAGATCCGCAAACATACATCCAACAAGCAAAACAGTTCATCGGCTAAACATTGCCCCTTGGTGCAATTGGTAGCACGTCAGATTCTGATTCTGAATGTTGGTGGTTCGAGTCCATCAGGGGCATCAAATGAGTGTTTATGAAAACCTATGTGCGGCTTTGCAAGACGCACTCAACGTAGAACTGAATGTCTACGCTCAAGAAAACAATGTTACAAATAAAGAACTATTCGCTATTGCTGTAGGCTGCTTGACGCAGGCTGTGGTCGATATTTCTAAGGCTCTAGATATAGATACTTCTGATGTTCCTCGACTGGTACAAGTCTCACTTTCGAGTCAGATCTAATCTGAACCGGTCAACCGAGGTTCGAATCCTCGATGGGCATCCAAGTTCCAAGACACGTCGGACGGGGCGTGTCTTACAAAGCCCTTAAGCAAGGCTTTGCCCTTGTGCTGTTGGCTGGGCGCCATGGCACACCGGGGAAACGAACAAGCCAGTGGCGCCCCATATGGATCACTAGCACAATAGGTTGGTGCGGCGGCCTCTTAAGCCGATGGTTCTGGGTTCGAGTCCCAGGTGATCCTCCATAGAGAGTAAAACCAGCGAGGTCGCTGGGCTGATGAAAATCATGTGAGCGTCTTTTACCCCTACATACGCTTGAGGTTCAAGTCCTCTGCTCTCTGCCATGTCCATGTAGCCCAATCGGAAGAGGCACTGCGCTTAGAATGCAGACAGTGAGAGTTCGAATCTCTCCATGGATACCATGCAGGTATAGTATATTGGTTATTATGACGGTCTTCCAAACCGTAGAAGAGGGTTCGATCCCCTCTACCTGCTCCATGCCCCATTATTATAATGGTTATTATAACGCCTTGGTAAGGCGTAGATCCAAGTTCGATTCTTGGATGGGGCACCAACAAAGTCGCCCGCTTGACCGTTCCGGGAGGTAAGAGTAAAGGTCGTTAATATTGACACTTTGTTGACCATGCGGATATGGTGTAATTGGTAGCCACGCAGGCATGAGAGGCCTGTGACTTAGGTCGTGGAGGTTCGAGTCCTCTTATCCGCACCAAGCTGTTAGACAGCATTTTGCTCCATTAGGCCAATTGGTAGAGTCAGCGGTTTCAAACTCCGTTCAGTGTGGGTTCGAGTCCCTCATGGAGCACCAATATAATTTCCACATGCGGATGTGATGAAATTGGTAGACTTGCCGTCCTCAGAAGGCGGTGCCCTAGTGGCGTGCTGGTTCGAGTCCAGTCATCCGCACCATGTCTTTGTAGCCCAAAGGGTAGAGGCGCCTCCCTTAAAACGAGGATGTTGTAGGTTCGAATCCTACCAGAGACACTGATGAGCCGATAGAATAGCGTTATCTTTGACTGCAAATCAAACGATCTAGGTTCGACTCCTAGCAGACCTACCTAGTAGGTCTGGTCGTGGTGGCTAGTAAATTCGCTACTCGATTACTTGCTCATTTACCTTTATTGATAAATTGGATCTTAGAAGCTAGCTATTCTAGAATGAAAGTCTTCCCTATTGGCGAGGCAGAAAGCATGGTTGTGTAGCTCAGTCCGGTAGAGCAACGCCCTGATAAGGCGTAGGTCACAGGTTCGAATCCTGTCATAACCACCAATGATATCTAAGTTCCAACACATCAGGGTGTGGACTAATTGGTAAGTCGTCTCCTTTGGAAGGAGGACATCGTGGAGGTTCGAGTCCTCTCACCCTGACCACTCTTTGGACCAGTTACCGTAGAGGCGAACGGCGTCGGCTTTTAACCGGCTATTATACACCGTGGGTTCGAGTCCCACCTGGTCCTCCAAGCTGTCAGTCAGCAAATATGGGTGAGTAAAGCCAGCGGTTCTGGCAGGCGGTCTGTAAAACCGCTCTTCACGGGAATGGTTCGACTCCATACTCACCCACCATGCGGTTATGTTGTAGGTTTAGCATACCAGGCGCAATCCTGGAGGTGGTGGGTTCGATTCCCCCATACTGCACAAAGGGCAAACAGTGTTTGCTCCATAGGGTGATGATGAAATGGTATCATGGTTGGCTCCAAACCAGCTTTTGTGGGTTCGATTCCTACTCGCCCTGCCATATCTCCTAAGTGTTACGGTAGCACACTGGTTTCCAAGTCCAGGGGCGTGGGTTCGACTCCTACAGGAGGTGCCATGCAAGGTGGGCGGTGATGGTCATCGCACTGGTCTCATAAGCCGGCTAACGGAGTTCGATTCTCCGACTTTGCACCAAATCCTAATTAGTGTAAGAGGCACGGCTGACCGACACGATGGTCAGAAAGTGAGGGCTGAAATGCCCCTATTAGGTCCTATGCGTCTCTGGCCGTGATGGTTCAGGCACCGGTTTGAAAAGCCGAGGATGTTGGTTCGATTCCAACGGGGCGCACTCGCAGGGTAGAGGAGTTTGGTTATCTCGCTCGGTTCTGCTAATAAATAATCTCATGAGATATACAATCTACAAAGTGACTAATAAGCTCAATGGTAAATTTTATATAGGGAAGCATCAAACGCTGAATCCTCTGGATTCATATTTTGGTTCGGGTCGCGCGATCATGAACGCCATCAAGCTTCATGGTAAAGAAAACTTCCTCAAAGAGATCCTCTTCGATTTTGATACTGAAGCAGAAATGAATTCAAAAGAGCGAGAGCTTGTTACTGAAGAGTTGGTAGCAAACCCATTGTCCTACAACATAGGTGTTGGGGGCGAAGGTGGTCCTCATTTTAAAGGTAAGACTCATACGGCTGAAGCGAAAGCTAAGTTCTCAAGTCTTGGCATAAAGCGATCCGATGAGTTCAGAGCTAAAGTCTCTGAAGCTAACAAGCGCAGAATTCGTAAGCCTGAAACTGGTGACAAGATTGCGGCAAAAGCTCGTGGCCGCAAACATTCCCCGGAGACAAAAGCAAAGATTGCTGAAACTCTCCGATTAAAGAGTTTGAAGCGGAAAGGACAAGATGGTTAGTCGCCTGTCTCATAAGCAGGTAATCTGGTGGATTCAAGCGCCACTTCCGCAACCAAACAAAGAGGCTGCCGCAAGGCTACGTGGGTTCAAATCCCACCTCTGCAACCACGTTGACAACTGGACTTTTTATGCTACTCAGTTGGCATGAAGGTTGTTGTCAACAAATGCCCTTGGACTGGAAAACTCTTTGAGAGTTCTAGCAAGTATGCTGCTCACTTAAAGAAAGTCCGTCTTGATTTGCGCTTTGAGCGTGAAAAAGCAAGGCTGGCTGCTGAGTTCGATGAGTTTTTGAAGGGCTTGTATATCCTGGATACCACTGACGCAATTGCGGAGTGGTTGACAGAGAATTACATGAAAATTTCCATGCACTTTGGACCACGTTGGGAAGCCAAAAAGCCCTACTATCCAACTGCTGATGACTATGTTGAATTTGAAATTTCAACATTGAAGTTCAACCAGAAATGTCCAACAACTCATTCAGCACCAATTGGTCAAAAACATACTGGCTGGGGGAAAGATTCCCCCCATGTGCCGGAGGCCGGTTGGGAAGGCACAATTAGGCTCCGTCCCAAAGGTAACGTTTATCGAAAGCATCTGGTTGATTCCGACCACCTCAGAAGGATCGGAATTAATACTGGATCAGGCGGTGGCAGTGAAGAATTACTGTCCTACTCCCTCATCCTATATACCAAGGACTTTCCTGGCTTGAGGCGGCGGGCAGCGGCTCATGTTATCCTCAGGGATCATAGTCGGCCAGGCCTTGATTCAAATGGTAATATTCTACAAAAGGGCGACAGCAAAAACCTTTTTGCATAACATGGACGATTAGCTCAGTGGTAGAGCACCGCCTCGACACGGCGTAGGTCGTAGGTTCAAATCCTACATCGTCCACCAAGCTGTTTGACAGCACCATGGCCCATTCCTCTAATGGTTAAGAGCGCGCCCTTTCAAGGCGAGAACAGGGGTTCGATCCCCCTATGGGTCACAATACTTCATGACTTCATGGCGCGGAACGCTAATGGCAGGCGGCTTGGTTTTCACCCAGGTGTAAGCGGGTTCGATTCCCGTCCGCGCTACTAAGAAACATGGGAAGCAAAAGCTAGCGGTTCTAGCGAGCGGTCTGTAAAACCGCGCCTTCGGGGAATGGTTCGACTCCATTGCTTCTCACCAATATTGACGATCACGGTGATCATTTCGTATCTTAAGTGATGCGCATTTACAATTGCCTTCATTGTGGTAATGAAAACAAGTTCGGTCATAGTAAGATCAACAAGTTCTGCAATAACCAGTGTCAAGGATCCTACAAATGGATTCATGAGACTGTTCCTCGTATTGAGGCCGGAACAACTGCTGGTCCAGCGACACTAAAGAAGTATCTCGCTGAAAAGCGGGGCGAAAATTGTGAGGAATGTGGTCAAGGTTCTAATTGGAACAATAAACCGTTAGTCCTACAACTAGACCATATAGATGGTAACAGTGACAATAACTTGCCCAGTAATCTTCGCCTGTTATGCCCAAATTGCCATACGCAGACTGATACTTTTGGTGCCAAAGGTCAAGGAGTTAGGTATCAGCGCAAATCAACAAAACGAAACCTATACCTACAACAGTATAAAAGCATGGGCGGTTAGTTAAATGGTATAACCTCGCTTTTACACAGCGATGTCGGGGGTTCAATTCCCTCACTGCCTACCAAAGAGAATGTCGGGGGTTCGAGACCCTCACCGACTACCATGGGAGTCTAGCCATCTGGTGATGACATCTGTTTTACAAGCAGAACGAGGTGGGTTCAATTCCCACGGCTCCCACCACTAAATATCCATATGCGATTATTCGAAGTCTTGACTGGTGGTGTTTTATATCATGCCACTGACATGGGTCCCGCACTCAGTATATTAAAAGATGGTGGAATTCATACCAGTTACGATGACATCGACCACGATCGCAATGAGGAATATTTTGTTTCTACCACTACCAATCCCAACCTTTGGTTCTCTGGTGGTGTAAAGAATTCTGCCAACGTGACATTCGTGCTCAAATCCCCAAAAGGGTATGAGATACAGATGGTAGATCGTTGGGACGAAGTCAGAATCATTTTGGGGACTCGTCCCGAAGATGAAACGGTGATAGAGCCATCACCTCTTTATCCATATCTCCTTGACTGTCAAGGAGATATGGATAAGAGACCAAGGTGGACAGGATTACGATGAACGTTTTCGAGACCAGGTAATAGACCTGGCCAAGAAGATGAACATACCGGTAATTTTAAAATAGTTTGGTGTAAAGTTGTTGACTTCCGATCCCACTGAGCTAAAAAGAGCTTGAGTGGACCGGTAGCTCAGTCGGTAGAGCAGCTGACTTTTAATCAGCTGGTCGCGGGTTCGAGTCCCGCCCGGTTCACCAATGGTCCTGTAGCACAAAGGTTAGTGCCACCCTCTCATAAAGGGCGGATTGGTGTTCGAGTCACCACGGGACTACTAATGCCCTCGCATGTGGATCATGCACTTCCCCTGCGAAGGGAAGATGAGGTAGGTTCGAATCCTCCCGAGGGCGCCAAGCTGTTAGTCAGCAAACATTGGGGTATCCTCTAAGGGTAAGAGAAGCGACTGTTAATCGTTCAATCTAGGTTCGAATCCTAGTTCCCCAGCCAAGTGAGCCGATCGTAAAGGGTTATCGGAAAACTTTTAGTCTTATAAACTGAAATAGATGGTTCAAATCCATCAACCCAGGCAACTGGGAAAGTCCTTTACAAACACTTGCTCACTTTATAATTTGGTCCTGAGCCGAAGCATGAAGGTTATCCTTTGTAATGATGAACCCTTCGCCGCATCAACTTGCTCAGGCGTCATTGCCCCTTCCTCTAATCGGTAAGAGAGCGGACTTTGAATCCGTCAACCTAGGTTCGAACCCTAGAGGGGCATCCAACGACCACAGAGGTCGCTGATCAAAAGAGGTGATTTATGCTAAGGGGAACAAGGGTTCTCATGGGTGACGACGCCCGTGAAATGACCAGTGTGATCGACTCCTTGAGGGGGTTGGTTCACTGAAGCCGGATACGATGAGGTTATTCTTCCTGCACTGTGGGAACAACAGACTTTCATCGACAAAGCTGGACCAGAGATAGTCAATCAAATGTGGGCCTTCAAGGATAAGGGAGGTCGAGACGTTTGTTTGATCCCCGAAGCCACAGGACTCATTCAAGAGCTCTGGCGAGACAAATGGCGATATTCCGAGAAGACCATGAAGATCTTCTATGTTAGTCGCTGTTACCGATATGAAAGACCACAGGCTGGTCGATATCGGGAATTCACCCAATTCGGAGTGGAATATTTGGGCTCACAGGGCCCAGAGGACCGCGATGAAGTAATTGAGCTACTGCGACGCTGCATGGACGCCCAAGGCGTCTCATACAAGCTCAATGACGCTGTAAAGCGGGGTCTCTCCTACTATGTGGAAGATGGCTTTGAAGTTGAGTGCGAGCAGCTAGGCGCGCAGAAACAAGTTGCTGGTGGTGGACGTTATGCCGAAGGCATAGGGTGGGCCATTGGAGTCGAAAGGCTCCTGTTAGCATGAACTAAGACGCGGGTGGGAACGTGCAAGAGGACTTGAGTCCAAGGTTCCACCCGCGCAACATGGGGACTTAGCTCAGCTGGGAGAGCGACGCGATGGCATTGCGTAGGTCAGGGGTTCGATCCCCCTAGTCTCCACCGAGGGAACGCCGCTGAAACTAGGCGTGACATTCTGAGAGCAGAAAACCATATCCTCTGGGAGGCGTCGGGTGACGCCGCTGGCTTGTCACGCCGGGTCGAGGCGGGTTCGAGTCCCGTCCAGAGGGCCATGCTGAGTAGCTGGCCGGGCCAGTACGAATCAATAAGAAGTGATGGGCGATGCCATAAACGGTAGGCGGTTCGACTCCGCGCTCAGCAGAATAAATATCCAATGCGATGGAAACAAATCATTGGTGAAGATTCGGAGCAGTTTGTTCCAAATCCTTTCTCTGGCTCCAAGGTCAAGAGCGTCATGTATCATGGTAGTAATACCAAGAATATCACCAAGTTCAAGATACCAGATGCTGGTTTATGGTTCTCCGATTCGCCCACCTGGGGTGAGAAAATTTACGGGGACAACTTGGCCGAAACCTATGCTTGCTATTTGGATGTTCATAATATCTACCATCCCACAGAGGATGAAATAGAAGAGTATTATGGAGAAATGGAAAAGATACCGGGGTTTTTTAGAGAGCTTCGAGCAAAAGGATACGACTCCTATTTCCAAGGTGGAGAAAGTGGTAGCCTGGCTGTTTTTCCAGGAGTAAGAATTGTTGATGCGAGGACGGGCAAAGCCCTCTGATCTGTATGGTGACCGTGGTCTACTGGTTTGTGGATAGCGGCCTGTGAAGCCGAAGGTGCTGGGTTCAATTCCCGCCGGTCACCCCAGATTGACAAATTGATTAAGATTTGTTAGAGCAAACTTGCTGATGTAGGATGTGAAACCTTTAGAGGCACAGACTACCTAGCGGTCGAGCAAAAATGGCAAGATGGCCGGGCACGGAAGTGTGGTGAGCTTGCGCTGTTGGCGAGAGGTTCCGGTCAGCAAATACCATGCGGGTATAGCATAGTGGTAATGCGCTACGTTGCCAACGTAGTTAGGGGAGTTCGATTCTCCCTATCCGCTCCAATGTTGACAAAGGTCATGACCTTTGTTATATTCAATGGATTCAAAAAGCGTGATACTTTCGCAGACATCAAAGGTCTCGAGGGTATGGTTGCTGAATATCATGACCAGGATTTGAACCTGGTAGAGTCAGAGTTGCGCACTGAATGCTCCGGTGGAGTATTGGTATAGAGTCGCTTGTGGTGCTTGAAACGGGGAACCAAGCCACGCTTTTTGAATCAACTTTACGCCCATCGTCTAATGGTAAGGCAACCGGCCGATTACCGGTTTATCGGAGTTCGAGTCTTCGTGGGCGTACCAATCTTGCAGGTCGAGCTACAGCAGGGGCGAAAGCTTTTGAGGAAGTTCGTGACGAGGTAAATAGAGTATGAATTACATACTCTACAAGATCACCAATCTCATTAATGGCAAGATCTATATCGGGGTTCATTCAACTACTGATTTAGACGATGGCTATATGGGTTCAGGAGAACTTATCAAGTCAGCTATTGCCAAGTATGGTATCGAGAACTTTCAAAAGGAGGTTCTAGAAAATTTTTCTTCAAGATCAGAAATGTATCTGAAAGAGAAAGAGGTCGTTACAGAAGAGTTTGTAGCCCGCACTGATACCTATAATTTGACAAAGGGCGGTGACGGCGGGTATGAATTTGCTCGAAAGTTTGCTCAAACGCCACAAGCTCAGAAGAAGAGACAATCTACCCGACAACTAAAACAAGTCGGTGTTGGTTCTAACAATACCCAATTTGGATCTATATGGATCACTCATCCAGAACTTGGTAATAAAAAGATCAAGTCGGATGAGCTTGATACTTGGACTAAGCAAGGGTGGTCTAAAGGGAGAACGGTCCCTGAGGGTTGGGGAGATAATATCAGAGCCAAACTAAAGGGTAAAACCCTAGTAGAAATTCACGGAAAAGAGAAAGCTTCTCAGTTGATTAAGGCCAGAAAAACAAACCGTAAGAAGTGAACGAGTGGGAGTTGGACGAATAGACCAGCACAAGGGAAGAGACCACCGTGATTAAGCCAGCAAGCCAAACAGACCATGGCAATCCTTCAGCTATATGGTCGGGTTGGCGCAGCCGGAGACCAATAAGGTCTCATCGCATAATGGCGAGGCACACGAATAGTAATATTCGGGTAGGTAGATTGTAGCATAGAACAGGATCGCGGCTATGGATCTTCAGGATTAAACTTGCGGGTATAGTATATTGGTTGATTACATCGCGTTGCCAACGCGATGAGAGGGGTTCGATTCCCCTTACCCGCTCAAAGGCTCCACCCACTGTTGCGCCCGTGTGGTTCTTCAAGGTCTCGTCTCGAGCACGAGGAGCACCGAAGACACCTAGGAAGGTCGACGGTTGGGAGTCATCATGCGGGTGTGATGTAACGGTAACATGTCAGCCTTCCAAGCTGATCTTGAGGGTTCGAATCCCTTCGCCCGCTCTTAATAGTTGACATGAGGATCCATAATCCTTATATCCGAGAGACAGCTTCGGCTGCTGGGTGGTAGGTTCGCAAGTTCCCGTGGAGTTGGTTCTCCACAAAACTACCAAACATGGCGCGTTGGTGAGAATTGGTTAGTCCGTTAGCCTGCAAAGCTGAAGTATGAGGGTTCGAGTCCCTTGCGCGCCTCCAACAACACACAGAACCCCTCTGAGGTCAGATTGATTGACAGAGGAGGGAAGTATGGAATTGTTGACAAAAGAGGATCTTGAACGTCAAGTAATCAAGGAGTTTGTAGCTTATCTTGAAAAGGATGAACTATATAAGCTCGATGATATCCAGGCTGAACACGGACGAGGGTTATCCCTCTGCGTGGAAACAGACTGGTATTATGATGATTGCACGGTAACTATCCGTCTTGAACGTGATCGTCCGGAAACGGACGAAGAATACGCTGCAAGGCTGGATAAGCTCAAGGTCTATAGAGCAAAGCAAGCTGCCACAGCCGAAAAGCGCCGCGAGGCAAATGCTCGGCGCAAGGCAGCAAAGCTGGACAAGGAGCGAGAGCTCTACGAACAGCTGAAAGCTAAGTTCGAAAAGGAATGATCTTTGATCTTCCAGTTGCTCCTCTAGTTTTACTCTATAAATAGGGTGAAACTGGAGGACAACAAATGCGCTTTTCGGAAATTGTTGAAACAAAGATGGCTATGTCGGCGGATCAGGAAGAGATTCCTCTAACGCTATATCATGGCACTCATCTTTCGACATATGAGAAGCACATTAAAGGTTCGGGACTGACTCCTCAGGCTTTGCCTGATGAAGATCATCCGTATGTGTTTCTTGCTTGGTCGGTTCGCACCGCCTACAAGTTTGCACCGGGTGGTGATAACAGTGATTCCACAGAACCGGGAGTGATACTTGAGGTTACTCTCACCCCTGAATTGGCTAGTAGTGTTCGTTCCAAGCTAGGCGAGTTCTTGCGTTGTCCGGAAGCAATTCCAGCAAGCATGATCAGGGTGATCGATTATACGAACAAATAATGCAACTCTGGCAGTGATGGTTCATGCGCCGGTTTGAAAAGCCGAGAATGTGGGTTCGATCCCCACGGGTTGCACTTGCGGGATGGAGCAGTCCGGTAGCTCGTGAGCCTCATAAGCTCAAGGTCGTGTGGTTCGAATCCCACTCCCGCCTCTAACTTTTGGGGACGTCCGCCTAGAGGGACAGGCAATCGCAAGGAAAGGACGCGGTTCGGAGTAAAATCCGATTCACTTTGAAGTGACGCTAGGTGCTTTTTGTCGGCTCGCGATGAATTCCTACACCATAGCGGATGCCTGGAGTAATGTCCAGGTAAGCGAATCGTGCGGGTTCGAATCCCGTCGTCTCCACAAAGATTATTGACTCAAGGCAAAGTTCTTGCTAACAGTATTGACGCGGGATGGAGCAGCCTGGTAGCTCGTTAGGCTCATAACCTAAAGGTCGGCGGTTCAAATCCGTCTCCCGCAACCAATACATGGGCCGAATGGCACAGGATTATCAAACTCAAACTTTGAACCAATCTCCTGTCCACTAACTTGCCCATGTTCCTCTTTTAGCGGTAAATAGTCGACACTCTCACAGGGAGATCGGCTATGACTGAACCTAAGAATGAACCCGACGTTGTTCCATATCTTGAAACCTTGAAGCTTCTTGGTCTAAATGCCAAGGATTGGCTAATCAAGTCAGCAAAGTCCAGAACTATTTGGTTCTCGACTGCCCTAACAATTTTTGGTGCTCTTCAGCTTTATCTGCCTTCGATGCAGGCTCTAATGGGCGCCCACAGTGGTGCTATCTTGACCGTTGTTGGTATCATTACAGCTCTTTTGCGTTATGCTACCACCGAAGCCATTGGGGACAAGCCAGTTGGTGAAACACCAAAGACCGAAGGATAACTGTTTGACATCTTCTACACCTGGTTATAAGCTAGGTGTAGGAGGTGTAATATGAATCTTTATGAAGATGAGGGCGGATATGTTTTTGAACTGTCCGAATCTGAAACAGATCGATTCTATGAACCTTTCAATGGTTCAGATCCCACAATGACCTTCAAGCAATACTTGACCAAACAGCGATGGCTAAAAGCGGACATCGAGGAATGGCTTTATCGCATGGTCGGTCAGAGAGGTGATTTCTGGGTTGATACTCCGATAGATGGTATCGGAGAACAGATGGAAATTTGGTTTATGGAAAAGCGTCACGCTATGGCTTTCAAGCTAGTGTATGGTTGCTGTCCAGCATAATGCCCCAGCCCATGGATGGGACCCGGCGCTTCGAACGCTGGAGGCTAGGTTCGAATCCTAGTTGGGGCTCCAAATCTTCCTGCAGGAAGATTGAACTTGACAACACGGAGGTACTGTTGTTAAGTTCACACTGGAATTGTCGGTCTCAAGATGGACTGTATGGAAGACTTCTAGCTATTATCAGCTACGCTAGGGGAAAACGCCATATGGAAAATCCAAGTGAACTTCTTTCCGTAGAACTATATCTATTGGCGCTGCTGTGAAGCCCTGATAGATGGTTCCGCTGAAAGGGTCGTTGAGGACGAAAGTCTATAAAGTCCGACAATTCCACACATGGCTTATTGAATAAATAGGCTATGTGAATGCTCTGTTAGTTCTAGTGGTAAAACGACGGATTTGTAACCCGTAGTCCAGAGTTCGATTCTCTGCCGGAGCACCAATTTCCTAAAATGCTGACGTCGGATAGCGGCGATTCCAAGGCTTTCGTAAGGCCTCATACCACACCGTGGGTTCGAGTCCCACCGTCAGCACCGAGACCCTTGAGGGCATGATTGAACATTGAGATAAGGCTGGATTTCCGGAGTCCTCGCCCTCAAGACTATATAGAATGCCTTGTTGAGCGGACGGCCCGGACTTAGAATCCGGTGACCGTGTTGGAGCCGGGGTGAGGAATCCGGCCTTGGGTCTCATTTTACCTCTGAATCTGATGATTATAGTATCACCAGGCGCTGATCTATAAATATGGTTATGCGTTACAAAGAGATCTTCGAAAAAGCCCCAGTGAGCAATGTGTTTGGTCTTGCCAAGAAAGCATATGCTTCTCTCGGCCGCGAAGCCAAATCGGCCATCGATCTTTGGGAAACTGCCAACTGGACTGAAGGCGATTTGGTAAATCACATCAAAGCCAACGACGAAGTTGCCCAAGAGATTGAAGCAGCGTTTGCTCCAGTCCGTGCTCTACTTCCCGCCAAAGTTTCTCTTTATCGTGGCATCATCAAAGATGGTTCATATACAGCCTGGCAAAAGGGGATATTGGAGTCCTGGAGCTCTGACAGAAGGGTGGCGGAACACTTTGCTGGTATGAGGACTTCCAAGGAATGGCGTGAGATACTCAAGCCAGTTAGGTCGGAAGAAGAGATCGACCAGCTGGTCGCCAAATATGAAGCCTCTGGGTATCTAAAACTCGATGGTCGATACTATATCAGAAATCGGGATCATCCCCAATATTACAACATCTACAATTCCCGCAAAAGCTTTATCACTGATGGAGACGACTTGAAAAAGGATCTCATGAGTGATCGCAAGTGGGCATTGGAATACAACCAAAAAATCTTGGACAAGGCCGAAGTTTTTTCTAGCGAAATTGATCGTAACCGAATAGTGTGGATCACGAATTCCCTGGGAAGCAAGGAATTCATCGTAAGAAAATAACCTGATGTTCTCGTAGCTCAGCTGGATAGAGCAGGAGACTTCTAATCTTCAGGTCAGAGGTTCGAATCCTCTCGAGAACGCCAGGTTGACTTACTAGTAGCCTATGCTACTTTGGTGTCATGTACAAGGGAACATTCAAACACGATCCTTATATGCACCCCCGAATGATTAGGCGGGCTAATAGAGCTGGATTCGTGGATGATCTCAAGGTTACCTTTATGTTGGAGTTGGATTTTGATTCCAAGCTAGTATATCCCAACACTAGTCTTTGGAATGATCTTTTTATCTGGCTTAAAGATCGCCAGCTCACCTATTTTACCTATAAGCTCTTTACCAATGATTTCAAGCGAGGGTTCAGCTTTGTGGATCCCAAAGACGCTATGTTGGTCAAGTTGGTTTGGAAAGATGCTCCGGCCAGTGGATGGAAGTCTCTCTCCTAAAGAGACCACCGCAGGTTCGAATCCTGCTCGGAGCGCCAATAAATACATTATGCGCTGGCACGAAATCACAAATGAGATAACAATCAAGCTGGGTGGCATGACACCATCAGCTGACTCCCCGGCACAAAAATTTCTAGACGAATTGGATAGTATCACCCAAGAGAGTCCATTCAACCACAGGCAGCGAATCCTTGGTTCCGCAAAGGTTGAAGTTCGAGGTTTGGGAAACACCACGGTTCGCCTTAGTGATATACAGGGTTCGGGCTCGGGGTCGGGAACCCAGGCTCTGAGGGTTTTGTGTGATCTTGCTGACAAATATGACGTAACGATCAAGCTCACTGCTGATGGCTATGCTGATACCTCAACAGACGTTTTGGTTGCTTGGTATAAAAAGCATGGTTTCCATGAAATGGACGAAGTTGACGGCGCAGTGGATATGATGCGCGATCCAAAATAATTCAACGGGCCGACTGATGAGGGTTATCGCCTTCTAAGCCGGTAACATGGGTTCGAATCCCATACTCCGCTCTACATTATGCGGGGTTCGTCTAGTGGTTAGGACACCGAAAAACATCCTTTTCGTAACTTGCCCGTTGAAACCCACACTGAGTAAATATGAGTATAATCCACTCATATTATTGGTGAAAAATGATCGAGGTGTTACTTCAGCCATGCGGGCGCTTTCGATGGTTTATGATCAGTGAGGATTGTAGGACTTTGGTAATTGGGTCCTATCATGATACTGACTTTGAAGCCAATGCTTCAGCAAAAGAATATAGACAACGACATCGAGCCATTGCTAAAGTGGTTGATGATTACACATCTTGAGATGTGATATGTCTCTGTAGGGGAGTTGGAGTCCCCGCCTCCCTGTCACGGAGGAGATCACGGGTTCAAGTCCCGTCAGAGGCGCAAGTTGAGGGCCGATTGTTTGGCTTATCTAATAAAACTGTTGACTTTGGTCTTGCAGGTTCGATCCCTGCCTTCCCGACCAACTGACGGGAAGTGGCGGAAATTGGTAGACGCGACGGAACGATGCCATACGGCTACTTGCCCTCGACTAAATACTATGGAAGATTAACCGGGGAGGGCCCCGGGCCTGATTCGAAACCAGTGAGCACCCTTTGGGGTGTAGGGTTCAAGTCCCTAGTCTTCCGCCATGGATAGTGAACCACACAGGGTGTGGCATCGCCTGGAAAGCGATTGGCTCCGCAAGGGGTAGAGTTCGAGTCCCTCGCTATCCGCCATGGAAAGTTAACCAGACAGGGTCTGGACCTCCCTGCTAAGGAGTGTGCTCCGAAAGGAGTAGAGTTCGAGTCTCTAGCTTTCCGCCAATCAGCCTCCGGTCTCAATGGCCGGAGGTTTCTCCTTGACTAAAAAAGATATTGTAGCCTGAGTCTCCTTACACTACTGGTGATATCACTAGAGCAAAAGGAACAAGCATGGCCGACGATAAAATTGTCCTCACCGAAAATCAAAAATATCTCCAGCTGATTGATATGCGTCTGCGAAGCCTTCGTGGTCATAACTCAGAAAGCTCTGAGGTCTCTAGATTTGAATTCATCCGAGAGGATATCATGTCCCGTATGAGTCCTGAAGAGCAAGCTGGTTATATCAAGGCAATGACCGCTGTTCCAACTAAGGCAGAACGTAAAGCACAAGCGGAGGCTGAACGTATTGCCATGGAAGCCAATCGGGACAAACCCAGTATTTGATTACAATCCCCGGTTGTTCACTCAACCGGGGATTCGCCTTGACTGGTAGAAAAGTTATGTCGTGCCTAATAAGTACGACATGGCTATCATATTACAAGACTGTGTGGAAGGCATGAAAGAACTGCCCTCTGAGAGCGTGGATATCTGTATCACGAGTCCTCCTTATAATCTCGATATCAAATATGGGGAATATCAGGACAATAAGCCAAGAGACGAATACCTCAGATGGCTGTCCAGCGTTTTTGAACAGATCACTCGTGTTCTAAAACCCAATGGTCACTTCTTCCTCAACATGGGCTACAGCAATGTAGACCCTTGGGTTGGTATGGACGTTGCCAACGTAGCTCGTCAGCACATGACCCTTCAGAATAATTTCACATGGGTCAAGAGTATAGCAGTCGATGGTCAACAAATTGGCCACTATAAACCAATCAACAGCAAGAGGTTTGCGAATCCAACTTGGGAACATCTTTTTCACTTTACCAAAACTGGCTCTGTGCCTTGTGACAAGAATGCCATAGGTGTCCCATATGCTGACAAAGGCAACTTGGACAAAAGTGGCAGATGGCGTGGTAAGCTGATCAAGAAGATGGGCTATAGCAATAAGAAGGCGTTTGATGCGTCAGCGAGCCCCGCTGAGCGTCAAGCACTAGAAGATGCGCTTGCGCATAAGCTAGAAGCACATGGACCGGTAGAGGACGTTCATTGCCCGGGAAATACTTGGTATATTCCCTATGATACCATTGTGGATCGCAGCGCACAAAGAGGAACACATCCTGCCACTTTTCCAGTTGAACTAGCAAAGCGAGCCATTAAGTTCAGTGGAGTATCAGGGACGTTGCTTGACCCCTTTATGGGCACTGGGACCAGTGCGATTGCTGCCAAGGAGATGGGATTAGATTGGATTGGGTTTGATATTGATCCCAACTATATTGCCTATGCAGAAAGTAGATTGACTTCTGAAGGTCAAACCCAATAAGACATAATGGTTAGATCGGATGATAGCAGCGAGATATAACATGAGCATTCTAGAAAAATTCCTGAACGCAATCCAGTATAGAATTACTGATGCTTGGGAGCATCAATGGACTTCCTATCAACAGGCTCAGGTTCTTGGTTGCGTGAATGAGTTTGCGGCATTTAATGTTGCCTTCCGTCGATCAGATCAAACCGTGATTGAGATCACCGCGACAAGTGAGATGGAAGCTGATGAGAACGTCGCATATCGGTGGATCAACCCAGATTTTCGAGATGAGATTTTCAAAGAAGCCGATACTCGTCGAATTGATAGAACCCAGGCATTTGAAGGATGTCAGTATATTGATCTTGAAGTAGTGGATGATATCTTGGAAAAGGGAGTCGCCATGTTGGCCAATGAAAAGTTCGACCCAAGAGTCATCGTCCCATTGGATCTAGATGACGATCAGCTCTTGGTGTTGTTTAAGATGGCCCATGAGCGTGATATCACCTTTAATCAGTTCTTAGCGGAAATTCTCTTAAACGCGGTAGAAGAATCAAAATCTGATCAATAGGGTTGATCTTAGTTCTTCTACATTGTAAGAGAACCCAGCCTCGGGCATGTGGCGAAATTGGTGATACGCGCGGGACTTAAAATCCCGTGGTCTAGTACCGTGTGGGTTCGAGTCCCACCATGCCCACCAAGTTAGTGACTTCTAGTATTCTCTTCTAGTATAATGGTTTAATACCAACTAAGGAGAATACTCGTGGTATCAACTCTTATCAGTCTTCTTTTTCTGGCATTAATTGTCTATGTTGCCATTTTGGTCATTGACATGATGTCTCTTACCCATCCCCTGAATCAGATCCTCAAGGTAATAGTGGTTCTCATTGCGCTGTTGTATTTCTTGAGGCATACAGGTTTGGCTAGTGGGATTCTCTTTTAAGACTTGACATCTTAATTGATTCCAAGCAAACCTTACATGCGACGGGCCGAAGTTTGTGGATTACCAAACCAGAAGGTCGTGGGTTCGAATCCCATCCACAGAGTTCGCTCTGTGGTAGCTCAGTTGGTAGAGCAACAGGCTCCCTACCATAGACATCAACTTGCCCGTCGCAACCTCTCATCTAAATTGATTTCTGAGCCACAAGGGCATAGAACTTTAGTGTGAGTGGTTTTCTCTTTCTTCCCATAATATGGGCTGTTCTTTGGCTTGCCAACACTCCGTCTAGGGTTATCTGGCAGTCAACTATATTCTGGCTGATGACATATTTTGCGATACGTCTCGCGGCCAATCTTATCATGGACCGTGACGCAGAACATGCTCGCTTGTTGAATTCACGAGAACATTTTGGTCGTCCTAGCTTTGCTGCCTGGCAAGACAAGGATGGTAAGATACAAGTGAGAAGTGGTCCTAATCCTGATCATGCTACTCGGTGTCAAAACGCTATGAGAAGCTGGAACAAAATTGAACGTAGAATCAAGTGGAATAACTGGATCTATGCAGGTTGGATTATAGTTCTTGCTCTAGTTTTAGAGAGAATATAAATAAGTTCTGATGCGTAACACCCTCGCCTTTCCTCTAACTGACGCCGAAGTCCAGTCTTGGCTTGATCGCAAGCTGGATGAATTCATTGCCGTCGGAGCGATTGGTAGCATGGATGGTGTCATCATCAGGCATCTCAAAAATCTGGCTCAGAATAACCCAATCACCACAGAAACAACAACTACCACCGCCAGCGCCTAATCCGCGTTGGCATCAAGTGTTTTTCTTTGTTTCTAATTCAAGTGGTGTTTTATGGATATTCAACTTTCAAATTCCGATCATCGTCGTCTTGGTCGTGAGCTCAAACTTTTCCACCTACAAGATGATGCCGCAGGCTCAGTATTCTGGCATCCAAGAGGGTATGAACTTTTCAGAATAATTGAAGAGTATATCCGATCCAAGCTCAAACGTGAAGGCTATCAAGAGGTCAAGACGCCACAGCTTGTTGATAAATCCCTTTGGGAAAAGTCTGGACACTGGGACAAGTTCAAGGACAATATGTACGTCCTTGACGATGATCAGAGGCAATTTGCTATCAAGCCAATGAACTGTCCTGGTCATGTTCAGATATTCAACAGCGATGTGGTTTCATATCGCCAACTGCCTATCCGTCTAGCTGAGTTTGGATGTTGTCATCGTAGCGAACCCAGCGGCGCTCTACATGGTATCATGAGGGTTCGGCAGTTTACGCAAGACGATGCGCATATTTTTTGCGCGCCTGAGCAGGTAGTTGATGAAGTCAAGTCGTTCATCCTCTTGCTAAAGGAGGTGTATAATGACTTTGGGTTCTCTGATGTTGTGGTCGGCCTATCGACCCGCCCAGCGGTGCGAGCTGGTTCCGAGGAAGATTGGAACAAAGCAGAGCACGATCTATCTGAAGCTGTCAAAGCTGCTGGCCTGGTTTTTGAGATCCAAGAAGGCGAAGGTGCGTTCTACGGACCCAAGCTAGAATTTGCTCTACGTGATCTCAAGGGCCGCGAATGGCAATGTGGCACCATTCAGCTTGATATGGTTCTGCCTAATCGCTTGAATGCAGAATATGTGGCAAAAGACGGTTCGCGCCAGCGTCCGGTCATGCTTCATCGTGCGATCCTTGGATCTTTTGAGAGATTCATAGGTATTCTTCTGGAGAACTATGAGGGCAATCTTCCCTTTTGGCTTTCTCCCGAGAACGTGGTAGTCATTCCTCTACCTGGCGGGGAAAAAGCGGCCGAAGCGTTCAGAGATCTGGCTAAGTCCCAGGGTGCTCGTGTGATTTACGACGATCGTGATGAGAACCTTAAGCAAAAGATCAAAGAGCACAGTGAAATGAAACGTAACTGGATCGTAGTCATCGGAAAACGAGACGTTGAAAAGGGTATGGTATCAGTTCGCGAATTGGGCAAAGACCGGGCGGTAGAAAAGAGTGCAGGGCTTGCTCTCTTGGAAATCCAGTCTCTAATCAAATAGATTGACCCTTGGGTTCACTCACTTTACAATGCAGGAGTGAACCCAAGGGAGAACAATCACATGGAAGCATCACGCGACTGGTCCTACGACCAAGGACTTCGCAATTATATGACGGGCATCTATAACATGATGCTCATGGGTCTCTTGGTCAGCGCGGGAGCAGCATGGTTTGCTACTGCGAGTGGCATGGTAGAGACCCTTAAGCAGGGTGGTCTCCTGTTTTGGCTGGTAGCACTTTCCCCACTAGGGCTGGTAATCGCAATGAGCCTCGGCGTCGAGCGTATGAAGCTGACAACACTTCATGCTCTCTACTGGTCGTTTGTGATCCTTGAAGGGCTTGGGCTATCGGTTATCCTGAGTCGTTATACCGGTGGATCAATCCTCATGGCATTCCTTGCTAGCGCGGTTGGCTTCGCCGGGTGCTCGCTGTATGGTTACACTACCAAGCGGGATCTCGGCCCCATTGGAGCATTCCTGGTGTTTGCCCTGTTTGGTCTGATTGCGCTGATGATTCTGAACATTTTCATTCCCAGCAGCGGTCTGAACCTATTCATTGGCATCGCGGGCATCCTGATCTTCGCAGGTCTGACCGCCTGGGACACGCAGAGCCTCAAGGATGCCTACGACCCCAGCATGAGCGGGGACACACAGGGACGCATCGTGGTCATGGGGGCTTTGAACCTCTACCTCGACTTCCTGAATATGTTCCTCTTCATCCTGCGGTTTGTGGGAATCAAGTCGGACGATTAAAATATCTGTTGACACTGGCTCTGAGTTATAGTAGCCATTGTGACAGAGGCGGTGCAAGCCTAGCGACGCACCTCCTAGGGGTAGAGACCGGCAAGTTTCTACCTCTTTATATCGGGGTAGCTCAGTTGGTAGAGCGCTGCGGCGTGAAGCTGCGGTCGGCGGTGGTTCGAGCCCATCCCCCGATGCTAAAATTACGTCGCTCCCTGGGCAACCTGGCCGCTCGACTAGGGCCAGCCCTAGGTAGCTAAAAGGGAATAGGGAGGGCTCCTCTATCCCTTGGATACCAGCAGATATGCTGTTTTGGGCTCAGACGTTCGAGCGCAAAAGGTGAAAGTCCTAGAACCCCGGAAGGCAACTTCCGGGGTTCTTTAATTTCTGGTTGATTTGCCGGAAATTGGTGCTAGTCTAATTGGTATGAAAATAAAGGCTAACATCTGGATCCAGTTTAAGGATGTCCCCCTTCTATACCAGTGGCTTGATAACCATGCGGAGGGGTGGGTTATGTGGGCAGACACACACGGTGGGGAAATATCTCTAGAACGAACCCGCCAGCTAGTCTCACTAAATCTCAGCTGGCTGGAAGAAAATTTAGCAAAGGACAAGGGTGAAAAGTTTACATCGTTTTCCTTTGTGCTGCCAAATGAACGGGCCGCGATGTTCTGTAAGCTGGCCTGGATAGGCGCGGAAATCGAATATCCTAAGTCAGTGGCAAATTCTTGTTCTGTTTGACATCACAGTATCCTATGCTATAGGTCAGATTGAGGAGATCGTCCAATGTCTGTCCAAGACTATGATAAACTAGCATGGGGTCTAGTAAAGGACGAGATTCGTCGCCTTATCAAACCTAGATCAGAGGGTATCCTACACGATACCATTTTTGATATCTTTTGGCCAAATGGCAAGAGCCTCTATGAAGGCAAAACTGGTCTTTCTGATACTCGCTTGAAGAAAGTCAAAGCCAATATCAGCTCACAACTCAAAGCAAGATTGAACTCCTTTAATCATCAAACAGTCCGCGGGCGCATGGATGAAAACGGGCCAGTCCTAGATGTCAATAGCAGCTTTGTTTGGGACTTCAAGGAAATGAGTTGCTCTGATTCCAAAGAGTTTCAGGGTGAACGATTTGAAAAGTTTCTCGAACTCCAAAACATCAACTATGCGGTTGGAAAGCGTAAATTCTACATTGATGTGATCTCGTCTCATATCATTGTCAATCAGCACACCTTGTATCGTATGCTTCAACGTGGAGCAGTGAGCCGAGATCCGATTAAGCTACTGACCAATAGTCTACCAGACTGGGGACGATACACCACGCTGTTTATGCTCTGTGGTAAATATTTCCCCAGCTACAAGGGTTCCAATGTCCTAATACCATTCAATGGTGGGGCCCTCTTGGGGAAAATTGGATTTACCAAATATGCCATCTCTGCCGAAGGATGGAATCAGCAATGTATTCGCTTCTTCAACTCTATCACCCATGGTGATATCAGAACTGCGCCTTGTGATAGTGCGTTGTCGCATGTGATGGACGGTGATCCTGGACACATCACATTGCAGATTGCCACTTGGATTTCTGACGAGATGTTCCGAGATGAACAGGCTTGGGCTCATCGGCGAATACAGGAATTTGCTATAAAGCACCAGCGCGTCTTAGAAGTATCTGAAAATCTTATCTATCGCAGGCTGGCTCTTCCCAAGGATAAGAAGACCGGCGTCTCGGTCTCTGAGTTCACGTCTTTCAAAGATGATTTGCGTGAGATCTATCTAGACCCCAGATGGACAATTGCCTGTAAATGGTCATAATACCTCCATCCACCTGATCGGTTGACACCATCTATTCTGGTGTTATACCTGGTGACAAGATAGGAGGTGCTTTATGAAGATCGATATGACGAAGGCCACCGTTGAATGGCTTGAAGCTTGGTTGGCTAAGCAAAATTCAAAGGTGATGCGGGCGCATTATGCTAACCTTCAGATCACGGTATCTGAAGCGCAGAAGCAATATCTCTTCGACAAGCTCAGCATGTATGTTGATGCCTTTCAAGTCAGGGAAAATGATCTCACGATCTATGTTCACGGCCTGAGCAAAGAGGATCTTCGTCAGCTCTATAACCTCAAAGTCGGTCTTGTAGGTGGCATTGCGGTCTTGGACTACATTGACATCGACACCTATTATGAACCCTATTGTAATGAGCCCAGTAATCGTCTGGAGATCACGTTCAGGGTTCCCAAGGAAGGAGCTCGTTAATGCCTCGTCTCTCCACACTTACTTCGTCGCAAATCAGCATTTGTAACAATACGCTGAAGGGGCGCGGCATTATCGCGCCCAACAAGGCTATCCTGGCCGCTATCATCATGACATCGCCCACACTGGTCAGGTGTCTCAAAAGCTATTATACGGGAGATGTCAGCAACGGCACCCTCGATACGTATGAACGGGATTACCTGATGGACGCGGTCGCTCAGCACTATTGTCGCACTGATTGGCCTTGCTTTGGTGACAGCGATGAAGTCAATAACCGGTTTGTGGACACGTTCGTGGAGAACGCTAGCAAGGCTGGATGGGTCTTCTCCTAAGTTATTCACAGTCTTATCCACACAAAACCGTAACAATCCTGTAAAAAAGCTTGTAAGCGCGATCGAATCTGCGTAGATGATTGTTATCGGAAGCGCAGACGCACTAAACGATTTACTAAATGCTTCGGCAAATAGTAGAACGTAAAGACGCAGAACACATCCGATACCATGTAGGCTTCGGTTTACACTGGTTGACCAGCTGGTGCTAGTAACTTCGGTGAAAACCCAGCTGGTCTAAACCCGAGTTTTGTGGAAGATCTATTGAACTCCCTGGAGCAAATCTTCGGATTTGTTTCAAAGCAACAGTAGAAAACTACACAAAAACCACACAGATAGAAATATTTGTGTTGGTTGGGATCCTGAGATGGTCAAACAAATCAGGATCCCTAAACCGGTTCCAAGTATGGACTATTGAGCTTAGCCTTCGGGTCGGCTCTAGAACCCAGCAAGGAAACCATAGCAAATTTATTTGCTATTGGTTGGGCTCCAAAAGGCTTTAGGGTCTTTTGGAGCCCTAAACCTATCTATTGGCAGTGAGAGAAATCACGGTAGTTTGAGTTTCAGATCGATAGTCAATTCCCGCGGGTCAGCCCTCTATCAGCATTGCCCACGACGAAAGTCCGCTGGGAGGCCATTTTATGGGTCCCCATAGCTATTCCTGATTGACGGTTTCCTAGTTGACGTTATTTTCGGACTATGGAAAAATTGAAACCTAGATTCCTGCGTAAACGCATTAATAAGCTCAACGCGCTCAGGCGAGCCATCGGGCTTTCAACTGTTCGAGACTGGAATCAGCAGCTTTGCTATCATCAATCACTACCGGCTTTTCTAAAAGCTATAGATACTTTCAATCTGACTGATGCTTTTCTTTTAGAAAAGCAAAACGCATCAAATGATGTGATACAGGAAAACCTTGATTCAAGAGTCTTATCAGATAACTCTTTAACCAATCTTTTAGATGTATTTCACGCTTTCAGAGTTGAGATAGATTATCGGACAGTATGTCAATTCATTGCGGTTAGTGAAGATGAATTTTATAAGTTATATGAATCCTATCCCCTTATAGTGCTCAAACGCCATTTAGGTAAGTCTTTGACACCGGCCGAGATTGCTATTCGAGAAAAAGAAATTGAAGCCATGGAAATGCGGCGTTGTCAAGAAAAGCTGATGACTAAGCAACAGAGGCGTGCTGACAAAGAAATGGGAACCGTATCAAATAATGTAGTGGTATCAGATTCCTCTTCATTCGGCCAATTATTCCATGATTTATGTAAAGAACAATGGATTTCGTTATCGGCTTCAAAATATAATGCTCACTATGTAGCGCAAATATTTGCTCCTACTCACAAAAAACGAAAGAGATTAAGGAACCAGCTTTTATCTAATTGGACTTCAGTAGAAGACTTGCGAGCTTTTATACGAAAAGAGATTTCTCAAAATTTAAAGCAACGTGAACATCAACTAAACATGGAAAAAGAATCCATAAAGAGGAAAGAAGAACAAAGAATCAAGGATCAACTATCTTTGCAGGTAGAGATCAAATCTACTGAACCAAAATTGAAAATGGTCCAATCTCGAAATATTGATCGTCGTGGTTTTGTATATATCGTCACATCACCCTCATTTCCCGGATGGATTAAGATCGGTCAGACAATGGACTTGAACCAAAGGCTTGTGGGATTCAATACACACAATCCACATGGTGACTTCTCGTTTGCGTTCTATCACGGATTCCCAGATCGAGTTCTCGCAGAAAAGGTGATCCATAAATTTTTTGCTAAAAAGCGTGGACCAAACGGTGAATGGTTTCAGATGACAGTTGAGGAAGCGCGTTCCACTATTCTGGAACTCTCTGAAAGAATTGAAGAAAGATTGGCTACGTAAGAAAAATGTCATAGAGTGTATTTTTCTTGTTGACGCCTGTGTTGAACCTATATATACCAATGAGACCAACACGGCGCAGAGCGTTGCGAAGCAAAATGTTGGTAACGATCGAATCTTTTTTGTTGACAAGGTGATACTTAGGTGTTACTTGAGAGGCTCAAGAGATTAGAGATTGCTGCTTGTAGCAGATAACCTAGGGCAACTTAGGGAAAGGGGCCGAAACCCAATAGGTCCCGCCTATAGCAATATAGGTCAATAACAAGCAAGTCTCACCCTGCTATCCAAAAGATAGCTCTTCGGGCCCTTCCAAGGGTTGCGGAGATAGGTAGGACACCATAGGATGACTGTTCCGCGAAAGCGGTATAAGTCGAGTGGTCCAACGGATGGCTCGATAATGGGTTTCGCACCCCAACGTCTCCAGCGAAATATGGTCAGTACTAAGTGGGAAGAGATAGTCACTTCAGTCCGAGGGTCGCGCCAAGGGCAAGTGGCAAGTTGATAGGGTTGGAATACAAAGGTTCAGCTTTGTATTACAATTCTTGAAAACTGATCTAGTAGCCCCGCAAGGCGAAAGATACGTGGTGTGTAGTATTTTGAGGGTCAAAAGCCTTTGAAGCTACTGAGTCAGCACATCGCAATGGGTTCTAGCCGCAAGGCCAGTTTAGCTGTATTGGACATAGCTGTCAAAAATTGAAAGCCTGACTCGCTTGTGAAGTTGAAGAAGCCTAATTCCCTGGGCGTAAGCTAACAGGGACACTAATAGGGGCAAACGTCTATTGGTGTTGGTAGAAGAGGTTATGTTGTGGCTTAGCGGCCGCTTAACTGGGAGCGATTCCAGGCGTAGCTAGACGCTGCCGAAAGACTCACAAGGACACCGCTAATGCCAGCGGTTTATAAATTGGCGGCTTTGAGACGTTACTAAGTGACTGCCTCGGCTACGCTTAGTGGAAATCGAGAGAAAACTGGTCAGAAGCCAGGGATAATGCTCGAAGACGTTTTATAAGAGGTGTATTCTCAACCTCCTCATGAACCCCCGGTCGGAAACGGCTGGGGGTTCTCCATGTCTGAACTTGACATCCGCTATGTCCTTGTTACGAATAGGAATCTTAACAAGGAGATCGGAATGTTCAAAAGTTTTATTGGAGCCGCCATCGTTGCTGCTCTGAGTCTTGCTAGTCCGGCTTTGGCAAAGCCGATCAGCATCAAGCCTGTCCCTCGCGAAGGCCAGACCGTTCGCTATGACAAGGGGAATCCCACAATCGAAGATGACATGACGAATGGCGCAGTTCGCATCATGCCAATCCCATCACTGGATCATGGAAGTCTCCAGTTCATGGTGGTCGCATACAACAAGGGGCCTGAGTCCACAAACTTCGGCGTTGAGAATGTTTTCATGACCCGTGGCGACACACGGATTGCTTGCTTTACCAAGGACGAGTTGGAAAGCAAAGCCAAGAACCGAGCGATGTGGTCGCAGATCGGCATTGCCATGCTTGCTGGTGTGGCAGCAGCGGCTCAGAATAATAACACCCTGATCACTACCACAACGCCGCGTGGCGGGGTTTATACTACCAGGATCCAAAACCCTGGCCTCAGCGGTGGTCAGGTTGCCACGCTCGCCGCAGGCGCTGGTGGCATTGCGCTGAGTCAGTATCGGCTTCAGCAGACGCTTGATAGCCTGAACGACGAGATCCTGCAGACCACCACGGTTGACACGGATGGTTCCTATGGCGGTCGGGTGGTTCTCAACAAGATCAAAAAGACCAAGTATCCTGAGAACATCTCGATCACGGTCAACTTCGCTGGTGAGGATCATGTTTTCGACTTCATCGTAACCAAGTAAACCTTTGGGCCCTGGTCTCATGAGACTGGGGCTCAGCCATGAACAGTTGACACGTGCCCGGCCTACTGTAAACCATGATCTAGCATAGTAACTGATGCTAGATCAGAAAATCCACCAAAGTTCAAATTTCTGGTTGACTATTCACCTGTTCTGTATAGAAAGAGAACATAGGCAAACACAAAGGAGATCGAACACATGGCACAGATGTTTAACGTAGCAACCGTCCTCGCCGCACTGCGCGGAGTCAGCTTCATCGGCCTCGATATGGAAACGGTCGTTCCGCTGAAGGGTGGCAAGAAGAACGAGATGCAGGGTCGCGTGACCAAGCGCGTGATCGGTTCGACGGTGCTGGTCGCCCAGAACAAGAACACCAACACCTACCAGAATATGGTTCGCAATCGCATCGCAGGCGAGCTGCTGGCCGAGGCTGCTGCCAAGGCCGATGAAGGCAAGGGCCTGCTCATGGACGTTCTGAGCGCCGATGAACTCGATGAACTGTCGGCGAAGATCGAAGCTGCGCTGATCGCCGGTGAAGCCGAGCGCAAGGACGAGGCTGAAGAGCGCTTCGAAGTTCAGGCCCGCAAGTGGGGTGAGCGTATTCCCAACACCCCGATTATTCGCCATGTGAAGAACGGCGAAGTCCACCCCAGCTTTTACCTGGACACCATCTTCCTGCGCGCCGGCAAATCGGAATTTTTCCTGGACGGTCAGCCCATCGACGAAGCTGACATCATCGGCTATGAAAAGCCGGTCCTGAAGGAAGGCGCACAGATCCAGGGCGGTCTCAAGGCCGAAAATCAGGTCATCGTGCGCTCGATCGGACTGGCTTCGATCCTCGCAATCCGCACCAACGGTCAGAACTACGCTGGTGATTTTTACTATGCGTAAGACGCTTCAGAAGGTGTTGTGCTGGTTTGGTCGGCACAACACCTCTGGTGTTATAATCAAACCCCAGTGTTATTATCGGCGCTGTCGAGACTGCGGGCACTGGAGCAAGGAGGACCGAGCATGAGCTACACCAAATATGTGATGTTCAATGATGGCACGTTTCTCTTCATCAGCAAATATGCCGGAGTGGAGCATAGCGTCCTTGCTCAGTATGGTCCTGGGCTCAATCAAGTCAGCCAGGCAGGGTTTCTCCATTTGAGCCAATTCCTGGATAATCTCCAAAGCTATGGTAAAAGTATCAGCATTGGAAAAATCAGTGACACTTCGGACGGCAGCAAGGTCTGGAAGGCTTTGAATGCCGGAGAGATCAAAATATTTGATCATCCTGCAGGCTTCGAGTTCGCGGGTAATGCGAAAGTGGCTGAATGTCTTTATGATGCTGAACGGCCTGCGACACTTGATGATCTGATCGGAGTCCGCACCCTCGATCCGGATGCCTGACATAAATAATCCGAGGGTTATCCCTAGTTTTCATCAACCATCAGGAGTCCTATGACACCAGACTAGTCGCGGGAGTGACGCCATGGCCTATCTAAGCAAGAAATTTGATCATATCTCTGAATGGATTGCTGATAGTCTAGGTAAACCTCTAGCGTTTACTCTTGCCCTATCCGCTATTGTGGTATGGGCTATCTGGGGTCCATTTACAGGTTTTAGCCAGACATGGCAATTAGTGGTGAATACGGGAACCACCATTGCTACCTTCCTCATGGTTTTCCTTCTTCAAAACACTCAGAACCGTGATACCGAGGATCTTCATGAGATGATTCGAGAGGTTCTGACAAACCAGGAGCGTATCCTGTCAGCCCAGAGACGTCTGAATGAACGTATCACCGCTATTGAATATGAACTAGACGGATTAACCAAAACAGTATAAAGTTTCGGCATGAATACGATCTACCAGCGCGAAAACATTTCATACCTGCCCATACCCAATGGTATTGAGTTCATTGTGGATGACGTCCTGTCTCCCCGTGAAAGCACTTCTACAGGGTTTATGTTGCCCCTGCTGCCCGATGGTAGCGTGGTAATGGCCAACAATCGCAGACGGGGACTGGAGTTCTCTGGGGGCCATATTGAGCCCTTGGAAACGTCCTGCTCGGCCAGTCATAGAGAATGCTTGGAAGAGACTGGTTATTGGGTCAGCCATATCAGAGCAGTGGGATATTTGAAGCATACCTGTAAGGGTATCAAGCCTGATGATTATCGCTATCCCTGGCCTATATCCTATCAACAGTTCTATGTTGGCGACGTGATGTGGTCAAAGCCATATGTGGAAAATGATGAGTGCCTGACTCCTGTTATAGTATCACCGCTTGATGCGAAGTCTGTGATGAATCCGCTCCAATACGCCATATATAAGGCAGCTCTGGTGGTGGCACATAAAAAGTGGTTGACTCTACCCTGAATCATGTTATCACCTGTTTATCGGAAACGCAAACAGGAGATCGAAACATGGCAAAGGAAACGCAGATTACCCACCTCACCTTCAAGAACGGTGCAGAAGTGGTCGATGGCGCGCTGGAAAAGCTGGCCGAATATGCTGCGACGCTGGGTCTCGGTGTCAAGCAGGAAGGCAAGTGGGGCCTTTATCGCGATGGCAAGACCATTGAAATGAAGATTCGATTTGTGGTCGGCGGCGAAGCTGGCATTGAAGCCAAGCAGCGCGAATTGTTCAACACCTTCGCCAAGTATTATGACCTGGAGGAAAGTGATTTCGGTGCCATCATCACCTCGAAGGGCAAGCAGTACAAGCTGATCGGCTTCAATACCCACCGGCGCGCCAAGTATCCCTACCGCTTCGTCGAAATTGCTACTGGCAAGGAAGTCAGCTTTACCGACCTGGCCAAGAATACCATCATTGCTGCCCGCAAGTAAGGCAATATTTGACATTGGTCTCCTTCCCAGCTAAAACGGCTGGGAAGGAGATTACCATGGACCGAGTTCAGCTTTGGGTTTCCCAGCATCCGCTGGCAACCGCCGCCCTTGCTTTTGTTGCTGGTGCGATTATTTTCTAATGGTTGTTATCCCTGCTGGTTACCAGGCCGGATATATCGCAGTCGAGGCAAGTGGGTGCGGCGAAGATCTCACTTACTGGATCCTTGACCAGTCCCAAATGGATGAGGTTGAAGATCTCTACAAGGAAAATAACGATTATTGCGAGGCAATGAACGAGGTCATTGAGGACCACAATCTTGGACTTGCTGGTCAGCGGGCCAATTCCATCAAGGAAGCAATGAGTATCCTTGATGCGAAAAAGATGGTGTTGGTTGAGGATTTCAACTATATTGGTTATTAATGGGCAAATGCGGTAGAAAACCTGGAAGTATTCCTTGGAATAAGGGTCTTCGGGGCGATCCTCGTTGTGCGCGGCCGGAACTCAAAGGTATTCTTCCGCCTGCTGCTCGAGGTCAGAGATCAGACACCAAAGAGAAGCTCTCTCAAATTGCCAAAGAGCGTGGTCTCGGTGGATATAATGAGCGTTCTGGTCGAGGTCACAAAGGGCGTTACAAAGGATACTGGTGCGATAGTAGCTACGAACTCGCCTGGGTTATCTATAACCTAGACCATGGTATCACATTCACGAGAAACACCGCAAAGTTCCAATATCAGTTTGATGGTAAGACTTGTAACTGGATTCCTGATTTCATTTTAGAAGACGGAACCTATGTTGAGATAAAGGGGTTTGAGACGGACCAGTCCCGAGCAAAGATCCGAGATTTTCCCCATCCAATAAAACTTCTAAAAGAAGTAGACTTGGCGTACGTTTTCCAGTATGTTAAAGGTAAATACGGAGCCGACTTTGTTCGACTCTACACGGAAGGTTGATCCACCAGGGCGTGGACGCTGCCTTGAAAACAGATGGAGCGGGAAACCGCTTGGGGTTCGAGTCCTCAGCCTTCCGCCAAAAAGAAGCCGCTCTTCGGGGCGGCTTCTTCTTTGTCTATTTGAATATAGCGTTCAATCACCAGGTTACTGTATAGTGGTTTCAGGCGTAAAGCGCATTAGGGCGCTATCGCCTGGAGAATTATATATGATGAAGATGATTCTTAGCGCTCTGGTTGCGCTGACTGCGACTTTCGCCACACCAGCAATGGCTCAGGTTACGCCTCCCGGTCATGTAAAAATCATGACAGCTACTATTGGACGGTTGGATGATAGAACCGCCCCTTTGACTATTGGTAGCCAAACTGTTAATATCACTCTAATTGGGTGTGATATCCGCTGGAACACCGGACAGGAATTTTATGTCCTTTCAACGGGCAATACTCCTCCGATTGTGATTCGCAAGGACCTAATGGATTTTGCCTGGGATAGATCAGGCAGGGATTGGGATACCGCATTTCAGGCACTGGTTAACGAAAAGCTAGTTTGCTTGATTGCTCCTGTTGAATAAGATAAGGGTGGGACAGATGGAACTCAAAGTCGATGGAATAAGCAAAGCCAAGCGTCTCATCGCAGAAGACTGGCCCACCCATATTATTAGCATCGTGAATGAAGCCGGTGGTGATTTTGGTGCGACGGTAATCGACCGTCAGCATAATGACCACTATATCTTCAGCTTCCATGATGTTGAAAATGAAAACTCTTCTGAGTATGTGGTCCCAACCCGCCAGGATATAAAAGACATTCTGGAAACTGCGGCTATGGTTCCAAGCAACGGGCGACTTCTAGTCCACTGTACTGCGGGAAAAAGCCGCAGCACTGCGGCAGGCATTGGCATTCTGATTCAAGGCGGAATGGACCCACAGTCAGCTTTTGACTGGATGAAAGCGCATCGTCCTGCTATGTTTCCCAATCGTTTGATGATTGAATATGTGGATGACTATTTGGGTCTTGGTGGAGAGCTCATCAAGATTGTGAAAACCTATTATGAAGAGAAGCTTCTGCTCTTTCCTAAACTAGTCGAGATCAATAGAGGCGGATACAACCGATAAATATCAGAAAGGGAGATCTGATATGCGTTGGAATGAAATCATAAATGAAAGTTTTGATGATCTAGATAGCATCCCAGATTGGGACACCCAGGATATTCAGGATACTGCTGAAGTTGCTGAGTTCCAAAAGAGAACAAGCAAAGCCGATCAGCCCCAAAGAGTTTGGGTTTATAAAAAGGCTGGCAAGTTCTTTGTTACACTAGGTGATGAGGATCTGAGCTTTAAGACTGCTGACAAGCTATCAGGTTGGCTCGAGGCTAATGGATATATTGACCACGTTGGTAATACCACGGTTAATCTTTGATTGACACAACGGGCCATTATCTCTATAAAGAGGTTATGGCCACATAGCTCAGCGGTAGAGCCGGGATCTCTAAAATCTTGTGTGGCGTGGGTTCGAACCCCACTGTGGCCACCAAGTTTCGTTTAGTGGTATGATTCCACATGGCGGGTCACCGTCGGAATCACGTAAAGCAATGACCACCGGAGTGGTGCAAGGCCACATATTGAGGAAGAATTTATGCGCGAGAGCATACGATAAAATTTAGAGTTATAGCCCGCTAAATAAAGTGTGGCAAAAATTCTAGACTTCCGCTTGCCTGAAACCAAGGCACTTCCGCAGACCAAACAGCGTGAGTTTCTCACACCTGATCAAGCCTTAGATGCTATCGTGGTTGGACTAGTCTGTCATGTCTTGCCTCTTTGGGTTGAAAAGAAGTATCCCTTTAGGGCTCTTGAACTAATGGCTGACGAACTTCGAGATGCTATGATGCAGAATATACCAGACGAAATCTGTCAATACCAAGTTGACATCATAATTGATGAACTCAAGCCACTTTGGTATGAGATAGCCAAACAGGCTTCTTATATATTCTGAT